CTCGCCTGAGCCTGTGTCCAGCCGTGTCCATGCAGCTGCGAGCGGGTGTTACCTGGCGAAACCTGGCGGAACCGGGGCAAAGGAGGAGGGCAGATGCCTTGGGGTCACTGGATTTGAAGTGATCTGTCCGCCGTTCCATTAGCAAATCTGATGAGACAGATAAGCACCGCTGATAACCACTGCGCTGCAATGAATTTCGCCAAGCTCCACCCCATCATTGTGCCAGTTCCTCGGACTGTCCACCGCTCAACCGGCTCCAGAGGCTGTATGCTGGGACAGAGATGGTTGATTGAAGGTCTTGATCTCGACTCTCCCTGTTAAGGGGGAGGAGAGTCTCGATCTTCAACCATCAACCACTCCCTCACCGAACCTCGACAATTGAATAGCCAAGGCTGAGTAGGACCACGGGTCACTGCCGCCAACCACCTGCCGAGCGGGATTCCAGGGGTTGGGCTAGGGTACACTCCTCAGGTGCCAGCCGTGCCACGCCGAGAAGGGTGAGCACCGACGACCGCCGAGCCACAGGCGGCATACAAGTATGCTCATGGCGCACCGGCTAGTATGCACCGGCGTACACCAGGGTTCGAGTCCCTGGCTAGTCATTGCGATCACAAGGTCGCAACACATTCAACGTTTACATTCACAACATGCCTACTTTCAACATTGCTCCTCGTACCTCTGATGCAGTCTCGTATCTGCAGGTTGACCCGTTCAACGGCGTTGCCTACGTTACATTCGAGAACGGCTACGAGTATGAGTACACCAACGTTAGCCGCCGGGCTATCATGAACCTGTTGCTCAATCCAAACATGTCGCTTGGGTTCTGGGTTAACAAGAACTGCGTCAACACTAAGCGTACTTCGTATCTCCAACTTGCCTGATATTCAGGCCTTGTAGGTTACACTTAGCCATCACATGTGTGATGGTTTCCTGTAGCCCACACGCTACACCTTTGTACACTTGCTTACTAGCTCACATGTCCATGCATGACGCTCTCACTGCTCGCTTCACCGATGCAGATGAGATCAAGGACGTAGCCACCCACGGTTGCCAAGGTGGTGTGAATGGTTTCATCTATTACTCCGAGAATGAGAAGTTCTTCGATGAGCATGAAGATGAGATCTACGATTTCCTTAATGACTGCGGATTCTCGATGGTAGATTTCGCAGACACTGGCTCTACGATTCGCTCACTCAAGAATGATCTTGTGTGGTGTGCTGTAGAGATGTGGTGTAAGACACAACACACAGTCAATGAGCTTGAGCGTGAGGCTCTCGCTGCCTGACGATTACACTCTCCCATCACATCGGGTGTCTCGTTACACTCGACTGATGGGTTTCTGTAGTCCTCATGACTACATGTTCTTTCACATGGAGTTACTTATGTCCAACATTGAATACCTTCGGCAACAACTTGAGTATGCAGAAGAGCAACTCATGATTGCTGATGATATGTACACCAAGCTCACATGGGGTAACCGATGTGATGCACTTGAGGCTGCTCTCGTTGATGCGGAGGCTGCCTGATGTATTACATCAACATGCGAGCAGGTCGCCTTGATATAACCTGCGATGAGTACGATTCACACACTGATGCATACACTGCAATGTGTAAGTATCAGGTGACTGATCATGGACGTGCTTACTACTACCTTTCCACTACACCTAAGGAGAATTGGAATGACTGACAATGAGTACATGGAGATGATCGAAGCGGAGTGGATTGATCCCTCTGATTCTACTGATCTCTTTGATGATGTTAACTACTTTGAGGATGTGACCGAATGAAGTACCAAATCTTGTACACAAAGGGGCGTGATGTTTGCGCCTGTGATTACATCGATGCCCGCTCTATCATGCAGGCATGGGACATAGGTACAGCCAAGGCACAACCACATGAACGTGTTCTTGATGTTGTACCTATTAACACTCACCTCACACAATACAAGGAGTTCTAAATGATTAGCCAAGAGAATAGAGAGTTCGTTAACTTTCTATTTGATAAACTTGTGTCTCATGTAGACACTGACATGATTGATCTGCACGATGATGACTCATGCTGCGATCATCTTGAGTTCAAACAACTGGAGTTAATCTGATGCGTAAGATCGAACAACAAATGTGCGATGCTATTGCCAACAACAAAGATTGGCAATCTGGCAACACTCGTGTAGAGATAGCTTTTGATTCTTCCTGTGAGCCTGTGTCTTATGTGTTCCTGCATAACAATCACATTGCTACAGTAACTGACACGGACGTTGCTATCTACGATGGTGGTTGGCGTACAGTTACCACCAAGTCTCGATTGAATGCTATCTGCTCACGCTTCTGTGTAGCAGGTGAAGGTGTAAGCCAACGCAAAGGTGAGTGGTACATCCACAAGCTAGCAGGTATGGCAGGTACATCTAAAGTATTCGCTGAGATTCCTTTCACCAACGGTTACATCTTTGCATGACTAAATCTAAAGAATGGTTGCTACTTAATGCAGTCGAATGTTGGCTGCATTACTGTTCAACAACTACACAATACACGGATGAATACATCCGCCTACGTGATGAGTACACCAAAGCAGTGCAGGCACTGAATGAGGAACAGGAGCACAAGGACGCACCTGAACTTATACAACCTGAACCTAAACAATCACGCAAACGTACAACAAATGGTTCACACTCACAGCCTTCGTGAATACGAAGTGACCCTACGTTCAGGTGTTTGGTATCTCCTAGCACCCGATTCTGAGTCTGCTGCATGGCGGGCTTTAGAGTTGTCCCGTGAACGCAACGATCAACTACTAAATGTTAAACAACAAGATGAGTGGTAAGCGTTACTATCCAAACAACTACGATATGTACAAGGACGCACCAGATGATGCGTTCGAGAGACATACGTTTGAAGAGATCATGGACTGGAAGGTAGCCGGTTGGGAGTTACCTTCGTCTGTATGTTGTATCATTCGTGTACGTGACACAAAGACCTACAAGGTACAAGAACACGTTTACATGAAGGAAGGTGCAGCACAGAATAAAGTCAAACAACTTCTACGTACACCTGACATTGAGTTTACTGTCTGTGACCATGCTGCAATCCACCACCTTACTTGCGGAGACTTTGAAGATGAAGACTAAAGTGTATTATCGTCGCCTTCACGAATTGTGTGATGAACTTATTGGTCATCCTCACCGTGAAGAGATCATCTCTTTGATGATGGAACAACTCGCTGACGACAACGACACTATCGAGACTGCCTATGCCTACACCAGCTGAGATCGACGAACAAGTACAACTTGAGCGTGATCAAATAGCTCAAGGACTCAAGAGATTACACAAGAACACACAGGATCTTGAGGAGAAGAGTTATGCATCAGCTAGTGTATATGGGATTGCCTCTATCGATATGCTCTTGCCTCTTGTGGTTAGACGTATTGAGGAGACTAACAATCGACTGATTAAAGGTCAAGCAGGTGCTGCATTCAAAGAGATACAGAAATACATCATTGATCTTGAACCATTAGCAGCTGCAGCTATTGCACTTAAACTTACCTTCGACAAGGTATTCTCCTTTAAGGAGGGCAGTGATCAGCTTACTAACGTATGCGACGCTATCGGACATGCGGTTGAGAGTGAGTGTCAGATGCGCTTCTACGAGCGTTCTGCACCTGGACTGCTGAACGTACTCAAAAAGAAGTATTGGCACTCTTCTAGCGGCACACAGCAGCGCCTCACGAACATCCGTAGACCTATGAATGCTGTGGATGTAAAATGGGATGCGTGGGGTAGAGCTAACCGTGTTAAGTTAGGTGGTTGGTTACTTGATTGCATCATTGCTGAATCACATTGGTTCACTAAAGAGATGCGACAGGAAGGACGCAAGAGAGTTAACTATGTTGTACCTACACCTGAGTTCATCTCCATCAAAGACAAGGTGATGAAGGATGCTGAGTTGTTTGCTCCTCTTGCTTGGCCAATGCTGATTGAACCTAACGATTGGACCAATGATCGTTCAGGCGGTTACCTCCTTAACGAAGTAATGCGTGGACATGACATGGTGCGTCGCGGTAACCCCACATGTATACAGGGAGAAACCCCTATCGAGTTTCTGAACAAGATTCAGAAGGTCGCCTTTACTCTAAATCCTTTTATTGTAAAGGTTGCGGAAGAACTAGATAGATTGGAACGAGCAGTAGGTAAGTTCCTCCCCATTGTCAATCATGAGTTGCCTCCTAAACCTGTAGATATTGCAGAGAACGAAGAGTCTCGCAAGAAGTACAGACAAGCAGCAGCTCAGACAATGAACTTGAACGCACAAGAGTTTAAAAAATCTTGTCGTACAAGAATGACAATGGAGGCAGTGAAGAGGTTCAAGGACGTACCTAAGTTCTACATACCGTGGTCTTTTGATTACAGAGGTAGAGCGTATCCTATTCCTGCCTTTCTTACTCCACAAGACACTGACTTTGGAAAAAGTTTGTTAGTCTTTGCAGAGGGATCATACACAACTGATGAATCAGATGAGTGGTTAGCCTTTCAAGTAGCTACTACATACGGGCTTGATAAAGCACCGATGGTTGAGCGTATTGAATGGTCAAGAAATAACCATGAATTATTCACACTCATAGCCACAGATCCTGTAGGTAATCAACACTTATGGGAGAATGTAGAGGAACCTTGGCAGTTCCTAGCAGCTGTAGATGAGTACTATCATTGTGTCGTAATTGCCGACAGGCAGTTCACACGTCTTATGGTGGCAACCGATGCTACTTGTTCAGGTCTACAGATCTTGGCAGGATTAGCTAGGGATAAGTCCACCGCACGTCTAGTAAATGTCCTACCTGGTGATCATCCACAGGATGCATACAAGGTAGTAAGTGAAGTAGCTACACCTCATTGTCCTAAGTCTATCCAACCTTACATGGATAGAAAGGTGGTTAAAAGGGTAGTTATGACCGTGCCTTACAATGCTAAACCTTACAGCAATCGCGGTTACATTCGTGATGCACTTGCTGAGAAAGGTGTAGAGATTAGCAAGGAAGATCTTACTGCTACTGTTAAAGCGGTAAGGGATGCTATGAATGTAGTCGTCCCTGGTCCTATGGCTGTTATGTCATGGATTGAGACTGAGGTAGCTAACGCTATCAAGGCTGGAAAAGAGTTCTTAGAGTGGACAACACCTTCTGGGTTTGTTGTTTATCAGAAACTAAATAAAAAAGAAGTTGACACTCTTGAACTTCAACTTCTTGGACGTTGTAAGGTGCAGGTAGCTGTAGGCGACACTGACGAGGTTGACATCAACCATCACAAGAACGCTACAGCTCCTAACCTTATTCACAGTCTAGATGCCAGCCTCCTACATCTAAGTGTCCCACGCTTTGATGCACCGATTGCTCTCATTCACGATTCAGTGTTATGTAGAGCTACTGACATGTCTTCCCTTTCCTCTATTGTGAGGGAGACTTACATGCACCTGTTCGCAGAGCATGATTACTTAACTGATTTCGCATCTCAAATAGGTGCGGAGTCTAAACCACCGATCATTGGCGACCTTGAACCAGAGTCAGTGATTGAATCCACCTACTTTTTCTGTTAATGGCACAAACCGTACACATCACCCAAGAACCTGTTGTCCTTGAGGGTTACCAAGCTATTCTGAAACCCAGCAAGTTTGGGTATTCGCTTAGCGCATTGATTGATGACAAGCTTGTTGAAGTTTTGGAGCAAGATCGCACTGAAACTATCAAGTGGGCTGAATCTAAACTCAAGAACCCTAAGCGTTCTACTCTCAAGCCTGAGCCTTGGGAAGAGGTGACTGAAGGTAAGTACAAGGTTAAGTTCTCTTGGAATGAAGAGACTCGTCCTCCTGTGGTAGACACGGAAGGTACACCTATCACCGATGATTCGCTGCCTTTGTACAGTGGGTCTAAAGTTAAGCTGGCATTCCGCCAGAAACCCTACATCCTCAAGGATGGTGTCACTTATGGCACTACTCTGAAGCTTGTGGGTATTCAAGTTGTTGCACTCAATAGTTCTGCTGGCGTAGATGCTGGCGACATGGGTGAAACTGAAGTGGCCGCACTGTTCGGTCAAACCAAAGGGTTCAAGTCTAATGATCCTGTTGTCACTCCGTCTGCTGAAGTAGCAGAAACTGATGACTTCTGATGTATCGCTCAGGCTTAGAGGGTAAGGTCGCTGACCTGCTCTCTAGCTTGAAAGTTAGTTACGAATACGAATCACGCAAACTTGCTTACGTTCTTGAATGCAATTACATCCCAGACTTTCTTTTGCCGAATGGTGTCTTTCTAGAAGTGAAAGGACGCCTGACAAGCGAGGATCGCCGCAAGATGATCGCAGTGAAGAAGAGCAATCCCGAATTAGATATTCGCTTCGTCTTTCAAGCACCCTTTAATAAAATCTACAAAGGGTCCAAAACCACCTATGCAAAGTGGTGCGATAAGCACGGCTTTCCATGGACTTCATACACTGAAATTCCACTCAAATGGCTCACCTGACTTACGGTACTCCTGAATTTTACGCTGAACAATTCAGTGACCTTCTAGCTGATGTAGACAACGAAGACCCAGCTATTGCTGAGAATATCCTGAGCGGTTTTTATATCGCTCTGAATGATTGGTTTGATTATCACGAGCAACAAGCAAATGCATACCTTGAACTCCGAGTCCGAGTTCGTGAGGCACTTGCCGTGTGACACTTGTGGGTCGTCAGATGCAAATTCTTTGTACACTGACGGCCACACTTTTTGTTTTGCCTGTAATACTTACGGCCACACTGAAGAAGTTGTTCACACTCATAAAATGTCCACAAATGTACAATTACGTGGCTCAGCCGAACGGCTGCAGAAACGACGAATCTCCGAGAAAGTCTGTCAAAAGTACAGAATCCACAAAGATGGAGACGTTCTACGCTTCTATTATTTCAGCGAGTCTGGAGTACTTGAAGGTTGTAAAATAAAAACTAAAGACAAAGTATTCACCTATGAAGGCAATGTCCCAGGCACACTCTTTGGACAACACTTGTTTCCCGCCACTGGAAAACGAGTCGTCATTACAGAAGGCGAACTCGATGCAGCTTCGTGTAGTGAAGCTATGCCGACATGGCCGATGGTTTCATTACCTAGCGGTGCCGCTTCGGCAAGGAAGTCGATTCAACGGGTTAT